CACCAGGATTGCCAGGACCGCCTCCATCCCAATAATATCCATCTCCAGGATAATATGTGGGTTGTGGTAATCTGGTTGCAGTTACGCCTACAGAAACACCAATCAATCCTTGTGCATAGAACTTGCTTTCGCCAATAGTCGTTGAACCGTTTGAAGAACCATTAGCAAGATTACTTATTCTAAACATTCTCTCGCCGGTTCTAAACTTCAACGTACTATTGCTTGGTACAACAAATGTGCCGGCAAGTTGACCAAATTCATTTGTCTTTGAATCGCCAATCGAATATCTTGTATTTGATCCTGGTGTTACAGAGAAGCCTGCAGTGTTTCTTGCAGATCTCGTTGAGCCAATATACGCATCAATTGTATAAGAAGATCCAACACCTAAACCGTCAACAAAGTAGATTGTATTTCCTACATACCAACTATCTGTGTTTGCTGCATCAAATGCAAGATTGATCGTAGTTGAATTTGCACTTCTTGCAGTACCTGAATAGTGTCTATATTCTACAACAATACCTGTATTTGAAGATCTTGCACCTGTCCAAGTTTGTCCAACTATCACATTACCGCTAACGTCTGCAACATATGCAACATTAGATGATGACAGTGTCTTTGACAAGATAACGTTTGCAGTATTACCCGATCCCGAAGTAATTCTTTCACCATCGGCTTTATCAAAGAAATTATTTCCAGAAAATACTAATTCGTTAGCTCTCTGAACATAATTTGTTACGTTCACATCATCAAAGTAATAATATACAACTTTTCTTGGTCTTACAGATGTTGCGACAAAATCAATATCGATTTGACGCATGATCGGAGTAACACCAAGGTTTACGACACGATCATTGACAGTTTGAGAAATTTGATCAAATGAAGAGCGACGCAGGAATCCGTTCTGATAGCCGCCAAATGTCGTTGTTCTATTTACACCATTTTCCCAAATTTGTAGTCCATTTCTTCCCTGCTCGTTCAATTCATTTGTAACAATTTCTGCACCAGTTGAACGTGTTTCCCAATGACCGAATTCAGCATCAAACGCAGATGTTGTACCACTTAGTGCTGATTGCAATGCCGAATATCCATCGTTTTCTCCGGTATAGTTTATCGTCACATCTGGTAGGTCATACTTGTTGAAATAAAAGTCAGACTCAGGAATCAATTGTATTGAGCCAACAAAGCGAGCAAACAGATATGGTTGAACGTCAACTGTTTGCGATGAAACGTTTTGAACAATCATTTCTTCTGTCGTATACGGAAGCAATACAAGACCCGATTTATATGTCAATCCAGTACTTGCGCTAAAATCATAGTCCAAGTAGTGTGAATTTGTATTAGTTGACGGACGAAGTTCTTCTGTTCTAGTGTCGATTGAACACTTGTAATCAATGTTTCTTACGTCACCGACAGAATGTCCCTTGAACGAATCAACAAGTATACCATTCTTTGTGCGATCAAGACCATTAACATCCTTGATCGACATGATTTCAGTATCTTTTTCGACCAAATTCAAAGCCGTGTAATATTCTAGATTTTCAATTCTCTTTTCTAGAGAACCGATATCACGCATCGTGTAGCGTTTGTTTTCGACGTACTTTACTATTACATTTGCTGGCGATGCTGTATAAGGAGCAATGGTCAAATTATACAGAACCATTGATCCTTCAGGTTCTCTAGGAGGAACTGGATTTAGAGAAGAGACGCCCTTAACAACGCTAAACAATCTGTCTTTTGTCAATACGATCTTGTCTTTTCTTGCCAAATAATATTGATAATCGGCAGAAAATTCTTCATTAGGAAGACCGACTCTAAAGGTTTGTAGAGTATATCCGGGCGAAGTGTTTGAGTTGTCTTGTCTTCTTGGTCTAAAATCTATGCAGTCTCTTAGATCATATGTTTCGCCTGATGATGCACTTGTATATTGTGGAATATTGTTATAATATGGATAGGAATCGACAGAGAAATATCCTAAACCATCACTACCACCAGTTTCGTGTTTGAAATAACTAAAGCAAACTACAACATTTCCTGTTGGTGGCGAATTTCCTGGAAGAAAGACAATTCCGCCATGATCATAATGATCATCTCTTTGTCCATTGTCAAGAGAGTATCTTGATGTAATGTCAGTATATGAAGATAAAGCAGTTCCGCTTGTGAAAGCAGCAGACCCGATATCATATATCTTGTTTATTTCATAAACGTCAGATGTGTACAAGCTATCTTTTTGACCTGGTGTCTTGTTTGGCGAGGAAAGATGAACTTGACCAGCTGCAGAATAGATAGAAACATTTGCAAATGTTGCATTTGCTGTTCCACCTTGCGTTTGAATATGTGTGGAATTTGAAGTAACTAGAGTCTTCAACTTCTCATTTATTTTTGATCCAGAAGTTATCGAAACTTTTGCCAAAATGTCAGCTGTGAATGTATTTGCTTGAGGCGCCGTGAAAGTTGCTGTTGGCGTTCCTCCATTATTAACGACAATGCTTGCACTACCTGTTGTCATAGGTAGAATTGCACCGTTTGCTCCAATCGTTGAACCTAGATTGTTGCGAATAACAACAATGAAGTTTTCCAATGCTTGAGTAGTTGACTGTGTACCATTTGCAAGAAATACTTCTCCAACACCAGCACTAATTGACCCAGTTGTTCCGCTTGTAAAGGATACTGCAGTACCCAACACCTTGAAGTAGTCGTATGTTTGATCAGTTATGCCCTGCTTGACATAGTTTTGTGGTAGCTCAAATAGCAACTTGTTGTATCTAGGATCGGTAATTACTGTATTGCTACCATATTTGCTTGATGCATCAACGTCCATAGAGCCGCCAATAGAAACTGGAGTTCCAGTTACGATATTTGCCATGCTCTTGATATCTCTAGATGAGAAATCTATTGACCAACGATCAGCGTTTGCTTGAGCTGTTGATATGGCAATATTTGAGTCAAGAGTTGCTGTTCTCGTAGTTCCATCATAGCTTACGATTGTTCTGGTCACTCCCGACAATGCACCATTTGCAATTCTTATGACCGAACCTAGATATGCGTTTGCAACGTTTGCTACAGTTTGTGCCGATGTTTCATTTGACACATTTGCTAGTACAATTTTATCATTTGATGTATTTGCAAATATTGTTCCGGTTACATTTGAGAATGAAAAATCATTCAAATAAACTCTATATTTGTATGAATATGAATTTGCTGTATTTCCAGCACTATCATAGTCAACATTTATTATTCTTGCTGTTCCAACTTTAGTCGCTGCGTATGAGGTTGGATTTACTGTATTAATTTGACCGCGAACAACCGAATGCAAATCAACAAGTTGCGGACCAATTCCAGAATCATCTATTTTGAAAAATCCGGTCGATGTTGCGCCGCCAGTAGAATTTGCATTTGTCGCAACAACATAATTTCCATAATTCAATGATAGTGGATAATTATTTACATTCGAAGATTGTCTTGATCTTTCAACATCTAGATTGAATGAACTATATGTTTCATATTCAAATCCTTGAACATAAGCTTTTCCAGGACTTAATGTTGCAGTAAATAGCTCCGCATTTGGAGTTGTGTTTGCATGATCTCTCAATCGAATTGTGAATGGTCTGACTGTGTAGCTACCCGACTCGTCATTTGTTCTTCTTGCTAATGTTTTTTCTAATTCAGAATAAATTGGATACTTGATAATATTTGTGATGTATCCATCTTCAACACGAAGAAGTTCAATGAACTGGCTATCGTCGGTACTATCAAGTGTGCGCTTGGCAAGAGTTAGAGTTATCTTGTAGCGAGAAGCGCCTGGAGCCTGATAATTTGATGCTTCTAATGCAGGATCAAGAAGAGATGTATCTGATGTTGGAAGAACAATGCTTTTATCTAGTTCTAATCCAACACGATATGATGGAGATGTTGAATACTTGTCAAGAATGATTGTTTGTGCTGCAACTCTTGAAAAATATCCATCGACAAACATTACACCTTCAGAAATACTTGCAACTGTTCCTAGACCTTCTGGTCCAGAAATTACTGCAAAGTTTGATGTGTTCGATGCCTTGATCGTATCATTTGCAAAAGTGTCTCCAGAAATATAATTGACCATCAATACTGGAGATGAACCGGTTTCATATGTCAACACAAACGCTGTTGCTTGAGTTGTTGCTGTGTTTGTTGTATTATTGACATACTTGCGATCAAAATTTGCAACCGTGATATCTGAACCAATATATTGGGATGATAGATTTAGAGCCGTCGCCTTTGACGTTGAAATTTGTGCTCCAGTTACAATACTTCCATTCTTGAAAACGTGATCTCCAAAACGTTGAACCTGTTTTTGAAGAATTGTTTGTAGCTGGGTTAATTCGCGAGCCTGAACAGCATAACCTGGACGAAACAGGATATTATAGAAATCCTTTGTCTCATCGTAGTCATTATAGTATGGAGAATCTACTGCTTCTGTGGGTACAATCTTATCTACCATCTTTTATCCTTAGTACTTTATGACTATTTTCATTAATTCTGCCTGATCATCCGTTCTGGATATAGGTGTTATATTGTCTATGTATATGACATGCCCAGAGCGATTTTTTAATTCGGGATTTATTATCGATGCAATAAATCGATTTGCTCCGGATGTTTGTCCATTTAAAGTTGTGGCTGTTGGTGTTCCAGTATATTCACTGACTTTCATTATATTCGTTGATGTATTCCACGATAAAACACGAGCACTAAAAGTTGCTAAATCTAAAGATGATCCTTGATACACATATTCGTCAGAAACATAATCAGGCCCTGCTCCTGCAATTGCTAATGTTAGCGTTTGAGAAAATACAGTATTTGTAAAAGCGTTTGAAGAACCGTATATCAAAGGATCTTTTATAATACTCACTTGTCTATAATCATTATTTGCAATCAAAACACCATCTTCATCACCATCTACCCTTACACTAATTATAATATTTGAGCCGCCAAGTTCATAAACTGGATTTTTTCCATGACCGCCAGGAGGACCAATTATTGCGCGAGCAACTGCACCAGAACCCCCACCACCTGAAATTGTAACATTTGCCGTAGTGTAGTTCGTTCCTCTTGTCGTTACAATCACATTTGCTATTGTGTTGCTTGTGGTATTAACGTAAGCGACTGCTGTGGCGTCTAAACCATCTCCCGAAATAGAAACAGTAATGTTTGATGTATTTGTATAATTTGAACCGCCGTTTGAAACTAAAATGATATCAATGGCACCATCAACTGCTGCCGTTTGCACTGCGTACTGTTGTGAGGCATCGTCTAGTGTTAGTGTTTTGACTGGCATCCATTCATCAGTTAAAAACTTCTGTCTTTCTTTCGTATTTAACGTGTACATATATTTCCAAACATAACCATCAGCTTCTGTACTAGCAAAATTTGAAATAACGTATGTTGGCTTCGCCGTTGAATTTGCAGAATTGTTATTATAAAGACATTTATAGACATTATATTCATCAGTTATGACGTAAAAATTTGTATTTGCATCAAACAAAGTGCTAGATGTATCATCATAGTTTTGATACACCGTGTTTGTTGTCCAATTTTTTCTAGGAATGGCTAACGATATATCATTTCCAGTTATTTTTTTTCCACCAATCAAATTTCTCCAAACATCATCTCGATCACTTACAGAATCTACTGCTGTATTAGGTAAAGAGTCGTTTGCCCATGGAGTATTTTTACCATATCCTATGTACAGTACAGTTGCAGCAGGCTCTGAAACTGATTCCAGAAGCTGTTCTGCGGAATTAATTCTAAGATTTTTTGTAGTTATAGCTGTCATATAGAAAAACTCTATTGTAATTTGTATTTATGCAGGTTCACTTGAAGTATTTGAACAATTAGTTATGTTGTTTGCAAATGTGAAGTTGTTGGCTATGCCACTATTTGTGTTTGCAAACAGGCCATTGCTCTTTAGATAAATTGAAGGTGTTATATTCAAATTAACTCTTCCCATATAACCATTTGAGGCTTGCATGTTGCTTGGTAATAGAACTCCATTAGCACCAATAAAGAAAGTTCTGATTGTTGTATTTGCAATATCTGCATAATTATTTGAAAACCAAAATTCAGATAAGCAACCACGATATGAACGTGTAAGATTTGGTTCAGATCCTATAGAAACATTGCTTCCAGTATAGTCTATCTGGCCAAAATTTATTAAATCTAGTCTAGTTGAATTGATATCATTTAGATAGACTTTACATGCTGAATTTGAAGATAAATCCCATGTTGCAACAAAATGATTCCATGTATTTTTAAATATCAAAGTTGACGTATTTGTCGTTAGTTCTAGAAGAGGAAGATTTGCTGCATTTCTCGCGGTAATTCTTATTATATCACCGTCTGTATTTTGTGTAATTGGATATGCAAGAGGGGCAAGAACATCGCCATCGCCCAACAAAGCTTCTACTGTTATATTAGCATCTACCCCAGCACCCTCTATTGATAAAATTGGAAATGCATTCGCATCATAACCAAATCCACCAACAATATGACCGGAATCTGTTGTATATGGAGTTAGTTCTGTTCTGATAATAGAACCAGAAGCATTCACAATTGCTTTTGCATTTGCACCAAAGCCATATCCACCAACAACGTTTGTGAATATTATTTTTGCATTATTTGAATAACCGGATCCCGCAGAATTAATTTTCAATCGACCGATTATACCAAGAGCCTTTATCATTGAATTGCCAGAAGCTTCTGCTGTTGTCGATAGAATATTGTATCCAGCTCCAGGATCATTCAATGCAACTAGATAAATTGGACCTGTATTCGCATATTCGAAATAGGTCAAAGTTGTTAACAACGATGTATTTGCATTTCCACCAGAAGAATTGCTATAAGCACCAATTGCAGTCAAATTATAAGTGTTTATAACATCAGAATTTATATTGTAAGTATTTGGATGAACACTTCCATCATCTAGAACTTGCACAATTGTTGCATTTGCAGAAGTTCCTGTTCCAGATATGACTATCGTATCATTTGGAAATTTTCTAAATCCGGCACCACCAGAGATAACAACAAGATCGGCAATTTTTCCTAATAATGTATTTGCTCTTTTTGTCAACGATACAGAGAATCGTTGTGATGTCTGTGAATTGGAGTTATTTGAAATAGAAAATATTGTTTGGTCATTTGCAAAACTAGTTGGTCTAAACCAAAAGCTTATTGTTCCGGTTGAACCATTTGATGTATTTCCCAATGCTTCAGTTTTATACAAAATGGAATTTGAACCATTAAAATCAATTGAATTTGTGACGTAAGGAATATAACTGCTTGTGTTAGATAAGCCAACATTTATTGTATCATCAACTACTGGTTCTGAAATATAAAGATATTCACCAAATAGCTTCAATCCTGCAGGATGAATATAATTCAACGCATATTGCTTATATTCATTCAACGCTCTTTTTACTTTTATAACATAACTAAAATTCTGATAATAATCTCTATTTTCAAGATAGTTTGAACTACTCAACAATCCCGTATCGTCTTTAAATCTTCCCGGATAAGTATATGTTCCTACCGTTAGTGTAACATTTGCTGTTGCAAGACCATCACCGCTATTTGTAAAATGAAGAGTTGGCGGAGTAACATAACCCACCCCTCTATTTGTAATTGTTAATTCTTCAATTACTCCGATAGATCCTGTATTAGAAGTAAGTTCATCGCCAAATCCAAGAAGTGCAGAAACAACTATATTAGCACCCGAGCCAGATCCGCTAATTGATACATTTGGAAGATGTGTCATGCTATATCCAGCACCACCTATCAAATGACCAGGACCTAAAAGAGTCAAATTTGTACCAATAATTGTTCCTGTAGCATTTGTTACTACATTTCCATTTGCACCATATCCAAACCCACCAGGAATATTCGTAAATATTAATGTTGCCCCATTCGAATAGCCAGTTCCGCCGTCATTGATCTTTAATCTACCAATAATACCTAGATTTTTTATTCTTGTATTTGCATCTATGGATGCTGTCGGTAATGATGTATAGTTATTTCCTCCACTAGAAACTCTAATAGCTACTACAGGACCGGTATTTGAATAAGCAAAAAAAGTCAACGTATTAACTAGAGCAGTATTTGCATTTCCACCAGAAGAATTGCTATAAGCACCAATTGCAGTCAAATTATAAGTGTTTATAACATCAGAATTTATATTGTAAGTATTTGGATGAACACTATTATCAGTAAGAACTTGAATTACATTTGCATTTGCTCCTACGCCGCCACCGCCCGAAAACAAAATAAAATCTGAGACTCTAAATCCTGCACCACCAGATATAACCGAAACATTTGAAATATTTCCTGAAGAAACATCAGATATAATTACGGAACCACCAGAACCACCACCACCCACAACTGGTATTGAAGTTCCTATTGTATAACCCGAACCACCATTTGTTAGTGCTACACTTGAAATAAATCCACTTAGAATATCTGCCGATAGCGTTTCATTATTAGCATTTTTTATGAAAACTTGTTCTCCTGAAATAAAATCGCCATTTTTATTAGAAATGAAAAATTCATTTATTTTCGTTCCGCTTTCATATGAAACAAAAATTCTTTCAACAAAAGCTGATGCTTGTGATGTGTTTCCAACTACTTTCGTGCTTTCAAACTTTTTTAAATTAATAATAGAATCGTCTACAATTTCATTTATTTCAATATTAGACAAACGAATGGATTGCTCAACAAGCCATTTTCCAGAAGATGCTATTAGAATATCATTTTTTGGATAATATAATTCTGGATCTTCGTTGAATAATAATCTAAAGAAAAAATTATATGATTTTTCAGTACCTTTAGCTCTATAAAAATCTTTTATATTTTTTAATAATTTTGATTTATCAGAAGATACTTCTTTTGGTATTAGAGTTAAAAATTCATTGTATAAATGATCATTAAATTCAGTTAATCCAGTATCTGTAATTTTATCTGTATCAAAATATTTTGTAAGATTTTTTGCTCTTTCAACTGTTTTTCCATACGATAAAACAGTATTTGACTGTTCAAGATATTCATAATATGCTTTCACAAATGCTATGAAAGTGGGATGATCTGAACGAACAAATTCGGGTAATTGACTACTTACAACAGTAGAAATCTTGTTGTTTGTTGTCATTCGATTTCATTCTCCATGACAATCTGGATTGCTGTTGAATCTTCAGAATCAATTGAAAGTAGTCTATTTCTCAACGGTTGCAATGTTTTTTGAAGAGGATAGGCATTTAAAGTTAAAATGCCCAAATCATAATTAGGATTAGTTGCAATTGAAATTGGTTTAAAATTGTATATGTTTATTCTACCTGTTCTGTAATTTATATCGCCAAAATTACTATTCAATATCACTTTTTCTCCAGTTGTTGAAGCAATGTAGTAGGTTCTAAGAGTTCCTACTTCCTCTGAAAGAATAGGTATTGCTACGGCCCCAGAACCTGTAGAATCAGTAATCGCGATTGTTGCTCCAGAATAATCGGATCCTTTATTAATAATTTCTACTGAAATTATTTTACCGTTTACAACGACTGCTTTTCCTGTAGCCCCCACACCATCGCCAGTTATTGTGACTGTGGGGCTGTCTGAATATCCAGATCCAGAATTTGTTACTGAAACACTGTCGACGCCTGTAAAAGATAGGGGTGTCTCTTCTATAAGAGCATCTCTTTCGACACCAAATCCATCATAAATCTTAAAGGTTGGATAAGAATAAAGTTTTTCACTATAAAGTCCGCGACTCAAAGGAACGTTGAAATTTATTTCATAGTTTTTTTGTTGAGTAGTGGATGGCTGGAATCTTTTTTGAACAATAGTTGAAACGTCAGTTCCTAAAAATGAATTTTCTGAAAGAGTTATCAAGTTTTGTAATTTTGACGAACGATATGTAGAATTAAATTTTTCTAAATCAGTATCATTATAAGTCGTTATCGTATTTGTCACAATATTTTTTAATTGATTTTCATCATTTGTTGTCTGATTTGAATCATAGTTTACTTTTATTTCTAATTTTAGATAAAGATATTCCGGATCAACAATTTCTGCAGTAACTGTCAATACATTTCTATTTGCAATCAATTCGTTAATAATTCTATCTTTTTCAATATTGGTAATCACATAACCAGACTTTGGCTTCATTGAAATGAATATTTTTCCATAAACTACAGGATCATTTTCTTCTCCACCCCACACAGAAATTGTTTCTACGTTTGGATAATCTTTAAGAAGCAATGTTCCATAATCATCTTTTGTGACTGCTCTATTTTGTGCCGTATAGAATTTAGGAGCCAAAAACTTTATTCTATCAATAGTATCTCTCTGTGCTCCGCCGGCAGCTGCAGAAATTGAATTGACTACAACGTTTGAGAAATTCAAAATCGATGTCGTAAGAGTGAATGAATTTGCCTTGTTTGATACATCCCCGCTTGTTGACAAATACCTTAGCTGAACAATATTTCCGTCATCCAAATTTTTGCCGATATAACCATCACCAAAATAAAGAGTATATCTATTAGCATCTGATTCTTCCAAGAAATATACTTTTGAATTTGAATCTAGAGTTGTTACATCATCGGCCAATAGATAAGTTGATTTTGTACTATCTGTATCTGAATTCTGTACAGTTACAAGCAATGTTGATGTATCAATGTTTGCTTCCGGAATTAGAAAGCGTCTTCTGGTGTTTGTTACATCTACACCAACGTTGTATGAGATATTTTCACCCTGTGTTATCCGTACATTGCTAAAGGTGTATGTGTTTGACGTAACATTCTTGGATGCGGAATAAGCTTCCAAATTTACAAACGTATAGTTGGTTCCATCTATCTGTTCTGATTCAAATTGTGAGTATGCAGGTAGAGTTATCGTTGAATAGCCGCTGGTCGGAGTAGTATCTTCGACAACGATATTTACTTCTGCGCGCGAGCCTATCATAGAAGTTGGAACATAATTCAAATGCTTGGCGTGTGACACGACAGAATTTCTTAATAGCGCACTATCAAGAAACATTTCGTTTCCTACCATGTTTAGATAATATGCCATGTAGTGAGTGTTGTATGCCAGAACATCAAGAAGAATATTTAATCCAGAACCTTCAAAGTCATAATCTGTAAATTGATTTTGACTACGCAGATAATCTCTTAGATTACCTTTGATAGTATCAAAGTCGAGTTCCGCAATTCTAAAAACAGTATTAGATGCTGCCATATTATCTTACTCTTTCCAAAAATACGTTTATTGTTGTTGGAGTTGCTTGATTGACTATGTAAAATGATATAGAAACATCATATCGATTATAATCTTCTTGAGCCTGTACTATCACATCGATAAGAGAAACTCGAGGTTCAAAGTTGTTTATTACATTTGTAACTGCTGTTTTTATGTTTTGCGCAGTCATTCCTGTCACATTTTCAAATAGCAATTGACGAACCGTTCCACCAATTTCGGGATGAAAGGGCTTGTCATAATTGGCCATATTTACAAGATTTCGAAGTGATCTAATTATTGCTTGATCACCAATACGAGTCGCGACATCATTTGTTGCAGGATGTCGCGTGAAATTTAGATCTAAATCTCTGAATGTTCTTATTGCTAAACTGGTCATATTTGTATTTATCCAGTCAATTTAGACAATAGTCGCGTTTGTCCTATTTGACTTTCTAGTATAAATCTACCGCAAGGATCACTAAACATATAATCTAGAAGCGAAGATAATGCTGCCTGTCTTAGCGTTTCTAGTGCTTGATTGAAGAAATTTTGATCCGCGGCTATTATAGCAGCAAGTGCGGCTTTGATTGAATTAATTTGATCCAGTATATTTGTCAAATCTGCTAGACATCCGTTAATCTGTTCAAGAAATCCGGCTAGCTGGCTTGTATATCCGTCTAGTATCTCACCAGAAAATAGACCAGTCATGTTACCCAAAACGCCCAAACAACCAGAGGCTTGATCAACAGTATTAACTAAGTCTTTGATTGAGCGACCGACTGACAATATTCTTTCAAGTCCTGGAGTTGCATTACCGGCACTACCTGCTATTACCCCAGACAGTGTATCGACATGCGTCGTAAAGGCAGTAATCTGTTCAGATAAACCGCCCGTTCCTGTTAGTGCTGTCAACAAATTTGTCTTATCCTCGGAGGAATAATTCAAACATGTTGAATTTGTTATAGCATCACTAAGTCCAGTTATACCTGATGATAGTTGATTTATGTTACCAATGACGGGATTGCGAAAAAGAGACGCTTGACCATTTTCAACCATATCCTGAAAAATATCTTGCACCTTTGAATTTATTGGAGAACTTCCTACTGGAGTCGATACTTCAGGTATTGGAACTGAACTTGGAATTGGAAACCCTACCATATTATTTTTCTCCTATCATATTATCCTGCAAAGCAAGTTCCGGCGCCAGTTAGAATTGTAGAACCACAATCTATAGGATCGCCAACTCTACTACATTGCAACCCATTAATATATACCGATCCTGATCCCGATGCCAGAATTCCGTTATGACATCCTTGATTTGGACAGCAATGTGAAACCCAATGATCACCCTGTCTATGAATACCTAATCCTTCAACATAGACATCACTACTTGCTGTATCATTTGGTCTTTGTGGCCAACATCCATGACCAGTACACATATCACCTAATCTAGCAATTGCTGGCATTTTTCATCCCGTCTTAGTTTAGATCTATTCTTGGTGCTCTAAAACTCATATAGCCTGATGATGTAACACTATATGTTCCTGTAACCTGTGTTGTCATGTCGCCATCAACTTTCACATCGGCACTACCCTTGACAAATATTTTACCTTGACCATTGATCGTGATGTTACAATCTCCCATGATCAAGACATTATTGTCAGACATAACTATTTCATATTTGTCTTTTACAACTTTTGTAACTTTAGTTCCATCTGGATGAATCTCTTCAAAAGTTCCAGAACGATGAGTAGTCTGAATTCTCTCGGCGCCAGGAGTATCATCTACTTCTAAAACATGACCAGATTCTGATTCATATACATGATTGTATGGATATTTTGCATTATATTTTGTTTCGGGCTCAGACCATTTAGAATTTGGAGAAGATGTCTCTACATCTTGTACGCGATTCTTTTTTCTCTCTTCTACAATAGTATCCGCTATATTTTCATTTCTAGTCAATCTACTAACTGTCGATTCATTTATTATCTGGGGGTAGCGTGAAGCAGTTCCCTCAACTATACTTACACCCTCACCATCCTGTCTATAGTCTTTTGATTCGGGTTTTCTTGGAGAATCATTCAATTGTGATGGTGTTCTTTGATCAGAGAATCCCTTGTCTATTCTTGGAGTTGATTCTGGTATACCAGGAACAATTCCTAGCATCACAGGAAATTGTGCATCATCCGAATCAAGAAAGAAGCCAAATACCATATCTCCTTCTTTTGCAGCAATACCTGTTCCTGTATTACTATTCAAAGGCATGACAGGATGTGCCCAAGGAAGATCGGATGTTGGTATCAAATTTTTATTTTCAGTATGCCAACCAAAAATACGAACCTGACATCTACCTACGGCTAAAGGATCTTTACGATTTTCTATAACACCAAACCACCAGACAAAACCATCAAGTCCCATGAAGTTAGTACGATTTATCATATCTTTTTAATTCCACTAATTATAGGCTCATCATTCTTTGCACTAGAATAAGGCGCTGATATAGAATCTCTTGTTCCTTCAACAATCATTTCATAATTGTCTCG